GTTCTCACCCTAAGATAACCCAAAGCATACGGAAGGCATTAGAGAGGAAGGAGGATCATGCAGTAGCCTCAAGCATACGAACAAGGAGTTACGTTCTTGAGAGACTATATAAAGAGTCTACAGAAGCAGATACTTCAGCAAGCAAGATTAGAGCATTAGAGCTGTTAGGCAAAAGTGTGGCATTGTTTAGCGATGTAGTAGAGACAAAAGAAGCACGACAAAGCACCGACATAGAAGCAGATATAGAAGAGAAGATTAAGACCCTGTTAGATAGCCAGGAAGATTAACCAGGCATAAGACTATCTTAATCAATTATAAGACTACCTTAATCTAAGACTAAATTAATTCGTTCCTGGTTGTTTCCTGGACAAGAGAAATCATCCAGGCAGTTGTTCCAGGCATTCGACCAGACTATGCAATGTTCCAGAATTTTCCAGGCGAATTAATACGGATATGTGCGTAGTTATAAGGTATTTAAAATTAAATAAGGTATGAGAGATAAAAAAGGGTTTAGCATCCTACATATATGCAATCGTAATGCAATCTTTTTCTTTACTTTTCTTTAGCCCTACCTTTTTTCTGGGAAGACCGAGCTGATAACCGACCCCCCACCCCCATGTATATAATGACGTTACTTGACTGACTATAATACATAGTGATTTACACAAGATATCACTAACTTTCATATACCCCCCCTATTATATTGCATTTTGCTAGCAAGTTTTTATTAAGTAACCCCCCCTTTTATATATAAAGACCCAGGATTCCTAGACCCCCATATTATTTTTTTTAAAAAACTATTGCTTTTTTTGTGAAGGGGGTGCAATATGTTAAAATCTTGTAGTTCCTATACCTAGTAATTATTACTTAATAAGTAAATACTCAATATATTAGGTACTTACTAAAGATTTTATTTAAGAAGTATTTATTAAATAAGTATATACTATCTATATGCAAGACTTTATTAGTAAGTTATTCGATATTTGCGTTTATATTTTACAAGTTATTGGGGATGTAACAGGAATGGGCTATCATCTAGCCAATATTGTAATTTTCATAATTTTGCAACCTGCATTAATTTTGCTTTTCTTTATTTTATGGAAAATAGAGCGAAATAAAAATGAATAAAAAAGTACTTAGTAAGGTAAAGAATTTATCTCCTGTTCAGAAACAAGAGTTATTGTCTTTACTTGAAGAATTAGAACAAGCNAAGAATAGAGAGAAATGCCACGATGATTTTATGACCTTTGTTGGGGAGATGTGGTCAGCTTTTATTCATGGTAAACACCACGAGATAATGTCTGAAGCGTTTGAAAGGGTCGCTAAAGGCGAATTAAAGCGTTTAATCATCAATATGCCTCCCAGGCATACAAAGAGTGAGTTCGCTTCTTATTTGCTCCCTGCGTGGTTTCTAGGTAAATACCCAGATAAGAAGATAATTCAGACTGCTCACACGGCTGAATTAGCTGTAGGCTTTGGTAGGAAGGTTAGAAACCTAGTAAATAGCAAAGATTATAAAGAAGTCTTTCCAGATGTTAGCTTGCAATCTGATAGCAAAGCAGCAGGTAGGTGGAATACAAACAAAGGTGGCGAATACTTTGCGATAGGGGTAGGCGGTGCAGTAACTGGTAAAGGTGCTGACCTCCTAATCATTGATGACCCNCATTCAGAACAAGAAGGTGCAAGTGCCGACATAAACGTATTCAATAGAACATACGAGTGGTANACATCAGGTCCGAGACAGCGTTTACAACCAAATGGTTCTATCGTTGTGGTAATGACAAGGTGGCACAATAAAGATTTAACTGGTCAGGTAGTAGATGCTAGCATAAAACGTGGNGGNGCTGACCAATGGGAAGTAATAGAACTTCCTGCCATTATGCCTTCAGGTAATCCTTTGTGGGCAGAATTTTGGAAAATGGAAGAATTACAGGCTTTGAAAGCCGAGCTACCCAATAGTAAGTGGATGGCTCAATACCAGCAAGACCCTACTTCAGAAGAAGGAGCGTTGGTAAAAAGAGATTGGTGGAAAGTTTGGGAAGAAAGAAATCCACCACAATGCGAGTTTGTTATCCAATCTTGGGATACNGCTTTTATGAAGAATCAAAGAGCTGACTATTCTGCTTGCACTACCTGGGGTGTCTTCTATAGAGAAGATGATGAAGGAATGCTAGCACCTAACCTTATACTGTTAGATGCCTATAAAGAGCGTTTAGAGTTTCCTGAGCTAAAGAAAATGGCTTTTGAGAAGTACAATGCTTATAAGCCTGATGCGTTCATTGTGGAAGCAAAAGCAGCAGGTATGCCTTTAATCTTTGAATTAAGGGCAATAGGAATACCAGTACAAGAATACACTCCTAGCAGAGGAAATGATAAGATATCAAGGGTAAACGCTGTATCTGATTTATTTGCTTCAGGTGTAGTTTGGGCTCCAGAAACACGCTGGGCAGAAGAAACAATAGAAGAGTTTGCTGGATTTCCAAATATGGAACATGACGATTTAGTTGATAGCACCACGCAAGCTCTGTTAAGATTCAGACAAGGTGGTTTTATTTCATTGCATTCTGACGAAGAAGATGAGCCTTTGGAACATAATCGTACTGCAAATTATTACTAATGAAGATTTATATTACTTCTTTTATACATGATGGTAATGAATATGCAGGACCAAATATTCATGCTGATTCATTTGATGCTGCTAGCATTATTGCAAAAGAACAAAATTTAACAGTATGTGGTGAACTAACAGAAATACTGCAAGATAATATAAATGAAGAGTTAAATGATAAAACATTACATTAGGAGATTTAATTGGCTATAGAAAGAAAACCAGCTACACCTGTAGAAGGAACAATAGAGCAAGAGCCTCAAGATCAAGAGCTTACGATTGCTATAGAAAACCCAGACTCATTAGCCATCGAAACTGAAGATGGTGGCATGATCATTGACTTTGATCCTAATGCTAAAGAGATAGGCGATGTAGAATTTGATTCCAATCTAGCAGAACATATAGATGATGGCATTTTGCAAGAACTAGGTTCTAAACTTGTAGGTGACTACAATGGCGATAAAGATTCTAGATCAGAGTGGGAAGAAACCTATACTAAAGGCTTAGATCAATTAGGACTAAAGATAGAAGAAAGAACTACCCCTTGGTCAGGAGCTTGTGGTGTATTCCACCCAATGCTTAGTGAAGCTGTTATACGCTTTCAATCTCAATCAATTACAGAAATGTTTCCTGCTGCTGGACCAGTCAGAACTAAAATAGTAGGAAAGATTACAGAAGAAAAAGAAAAACAATCGCAAAGAGTAGAAGATTACTTAAACTACTTACTGACACATGAGATGTCAGAATACAGAACTGAAACAGAAAAGATGTTATTTTCTTTGCCACTAGCAGGTTCTGCATTTAGAAAAGTTTATTTTGATCCTAGCTTAGATAGACCTAGTTCTATCTTTGTACCAGCAGAAGATGTTGTAGTGAACTATGGAGCAAGTGATTTAGAAACTTGTGAAAGAGCTACCCATGTAATGCGTAAATCATCTAACACAGTTAGAAAGATGCAAGTTAATGGGTTCTACAGAGATATAGATATACCTGATGGTTCACAGAAAAATTCTGATATTACCAAGAAATATGATGAAATTACTGGTGAATCAGACACTTACAACTACGATCAAAGTCATACAATACTAGAAATGCAGGTAGATTTAGACCTTGAAGGGTTTGAAGATACTGACAATTCAGGAGAACAAACAGGTATAGCTATACCTTATGTTGTCACCATCGATTATCCAAGTGGCATTATTCTTAGCATACGCAGAAACTATTATGAAGATGACTCTGCAAAACTAAGAAGGATGCACTTTGTACATTACCAATACCTACCAGGATTAGGTTTCTATGGGTTTGGTTTAATACACATGGTAGGAGGATTAGCCAAGTCAGCTACATCCATACTAAGACAATTAGTCGATGCAGGTACTTTAAGTAATTTACCTGGTGGTTTAAAAGCTAGAGGACTCAGGATCAAGGGAGATGATACTCCTATCATGCCTGGAGAATTTAGAGATGTTGATGTACCAGGTGGTGCTATTAGAGACAACATTACATTCCTACCATACAAAGAACCATCAGGAACTTTGTATAACTTATTACAGAATATTGTAGAAGAAGGCAGAAGGTTTGCCAGTATGTCAGACATGAAAATATCTGATATGAATAACCAAGCACCTGTTGGAACTACACTAGCATTGCTAGAAAGAAATCAAAAAGTTATGAGTGCTGTGCAATCTAGACTTCACGCTTCAATGCGTAAAGAGTTTGATATATTAGTTGGTATTGTAAAAGACTTTACAGACCCATCTTATCCGTATGAAACAGATGAAGGCGAAGATATTAAAGCAGAAGATTTTGATAACAGAGTAGATGTACTGCCAGTATCTGATCCTAATGCAGCAACAATGGCTCAAAGAATTATGCAGTATCAAGCTGCTATGCAATTGGCTCAGTCATCTCCTGATATGTATAACTTACCTGAATTACACAGACAAATGCTTAATGTATTAGGCATTGAAGATGTAGAAGATATTATTCCAGATGTAGATGATATAAGACCAGTTGATCCAGTCACTGCAGTACAAAACATTATTACTGGTAAACCAGTTAAAGCATTTATAGATCAAGATCATGATGCACATATTGCTGTTGTTACATCAGCACAACAAGACCCTGCAATACAACAGCTTGTAGGTCAGAGTCCAAATGCTGCAGGAATACTTGCTGCAGGTTCAGCTTACATTAATGAGCATTTATCAATGCAATATAGAAAAGAAGTTGAAAGAGAGATGGGTGTTGAACTTCCACCAGAAGGTGAACCAATACCAGCAGATGTTGAAAAGCGTATATCAAGTCTTGTAGCAGAAGCAGCTAAACGAGTATTAGGCACATCACAAGCTGAAGCTGAACAACAACGAGTACAAGAACAACTTAAAGACCCACTTATTCAAGCTAAAGAAAAAGAAGTAGCAATTAAAGAAGCACAAGCAAAAGCTAAAATGGATATAGATGAAGGCAGATTATTACTTGATGCAACTAAAGCTGCATCTAATAAAGAATTACAAGAAGCTAGGTTACAACAAGAAGGTCAAATAGCTGGTGCTAAAATAGGACAGCAAGTTGCTAGTGATTTGCTATCAAAAGAAGNTGAAAAAGAAAAACAATCAATCGAAGATTTTAAAACAGGTGTTGACATTGCCAAGGATATGATTAAAGATAGCGATTAGTATGTCAAATGAAATCACTGAGCTATCACTTTCAGAACATCTGAAGTTAAAGTATCGTAGTTTGATGAATGAACACGCTGATCATATTGCTACAGGAGCTTGTAAAAACTTTCCTGACTATCAAAAAATGGTTGGCATTATCGAGGGAATTGCCCTTGCAGAACGAGAACTACTAGATTATGTTGAAAGGGTTCTCAAACAATAGGAACTCGACTCCTAAAGTCGTGCATAAAATATGAGTAAAAAAGAAAAAGTAAACATTCCAGAACCTGAAAGTGTTGAAACTCCTATCGTTGAAGAAGATGTAAAAAGTCAACTTCCTGAACCTAAAGGTTGGAAGATTCTTATAGCGATGCCTAAAGTTGAAGAAAAGACTGATGGCGGTATTATTAAAGCAAATACTACTGTAA